GACCACGACGAGAAGGCCAAGCAGGATGACGTAATCGCGGCGCTGCCTCACGGCTCGAACGGCCCGACCAGGTCGCGGATGTACTGCTGGGCGGACCAGTCAGCGGCCGCGAGGTGGTGGACACCGCCAGCCCCGCGATGGTGACGTGCGCAGTACCAGACGAAGTTCTCTTCTGTCTCCGCCCAGGCCAGAACCTTGTCGATGTTCGTCAGGTCAGGGAAGTCGATGCCGAGCGCCTTGAGGTCGACGCCATTGATGAGGGCGAACTCGAGTACGCGATGGTGGAGCTCGAGGCCTGGATGGCCGGGCTGGTCAGCCATCGGCTTGCCCTGTGCATCGGCACATTGATCAAAGCCCAGGCGTCGCCCCAGGTCGCAGACAGCTGTCGCCGAATGGAGCCGATGGTAGGCGTTGAACGCTGCATAGTGCGGATCGGACTCGCGAGGCTCGTGCGCCGGGTACGAAAGAACGTAGTGATTTGTGACGCGCTGATCGTGGGCCTCGGTCACGCGTTCCCCAAAGCCTTGCCGCTGTCTCTCAAGGCTGCCTCGATCTTCCCCGCGGCATCCGTCGCCGTCTGAGCAGCTGCTGCAGCTGCGGTCGCAGCGTCTTGAGCTGCCTGGACGTGCGGTAGGAGCATCGCGCTCACGGCGCCGGCGATCGCTGCGGGATCGACCGTGACGCCCGACGTCGCCGGCAAGGCCTTCAGCGCGGCCTGAATATCCGTCGACGTCTGCTTGATCGCAACGAGCTCGGCGGCATTGTCGGTGGCGGACTTCTGGGCCGCAGCGTCGATCTGGTCGTGAAGCTGCTTGATTAGCCCGGGATACGCCGGCGTCGACACGCCGCCAATCCCGAGCAGTTCATCGAGCTTGCTGAATTGGCCGATGCCGCGCTCTTCGTCGTAAATCCTCTGGTCGAGGTCGGACATGAGATCTCCTCCTGCGGCGCTGAAGGCGCCGGTCAAAACTGGCATTGGGTCGAGGCTGGTTTCGGGTACGTTCAGGTAGCCGCTCTGTCGCTCGAAATGGAGATGCGGCCCCGTCAGGTAGCCACCCGAGGGCACCTTGTCGCCCGAATAGGCGACGATCTGGTGAAGCGCCGCGGCCTCGCCGACGCGGACCATGTTCGAGTCGACATGAACGAACCAGTGCACCTCGGTCGGGCTGACGCGGATGGCGACCAGGCCATAGCCGACATAGACGCAGACGCCGGCTCGGGCGGCGAAGAGCTTCGAGCCCTTCAAAAGTCCGATGTCAACCCCGCAGTGCCAATGAACCTGAAGCGCCTTGTACCAGGGCTCGACCGTGAGGTCGGTCGGACCCCATGGCTGCGTAATCGCGGCGTCGACCGGAGATCCGGAAGCCCAGGCGGGTGAGAGCATCGGCCGGCCTCCTAGCAGAATCAGGCGCCCGACGAGTTACAGGAAGCGCTACAGCGGGCCGGCCATGGTGGACCAGACCTGCCAGATCGCGTCTTTGATCGCCTGGTCGAGCGAGTTATTGTCGATCCCCTGCGCGGCCGCGGCGGAGGCGAACGCGTCCACCCATGACAGGGGCGAGTCCATGACCGCCTTCGCCAGCTGAGCCCGGTTCACATGGTCAGGCGTTGTTGTCAGTTCCTGGCCAACCGAGATGGCAGCGTTGATCGCAGCCATGATGCATCGGCGACGAAATGCAGTAGCGGGTTCCGAGTCGGCCGTCACCGGAGGAGGTTGGCCGCTGGTCGCAATGGGGCCGAAGGCGGCCATCCACTGCGCGAGTAGTGCAGTCGCCATCAGCCGTCCTCCCTATTGCGTAATCGTGACCCGCAAAAAACCGCCGAAGACCTTGAATGAGTTCTGCCCTTCCTGTTCGATCAGGGCTCGCGCGGTATAGGTGCCGGCCGCGATTGCCGTCGAGGCCGAGCGCCAGGTCTTGGTCTGTCGGATCAGCCCGAACGGCCACTCGATGCGAGGGTTGGCGAGTTGACCCTGCACGTCGTCCCAGGCGTCGCGCCGAGGAGCTGCGAGCGTGTTGTCCCACTCCTCCATCTGCGCGTCCATTGCTCCCTCAAGGACGAATGTTGCGCCCGCGCCGACGATCGTGAACTGGCCCGAAACCAGGGTGATGATCCCGTTCTGGGCCGGGCCCGGGTAGTCAGAGTTGCGCGCGGGGATCGCTAGGTCGACCACGATCGTCTGCTTCACGGTCGGCGGGTTGAAGGGGATGCCGAGCGAGTGGGTCTCGAGGATCCGGATGCGCCGGTAGGCATCGTCGAAGTGCGAGGCGAGATCGATGAGCTTCTCGATGTCGCGCTCGACGAGGAGGTCCACGACCTCGCCCTTGCCCCTGCGCGGCGGATTCAGATTCCAGCCCCGGATTCTCCAAAGGGTGGCGATGTTCCCAGCCCAGGGATCGTTGAGCTGGAGAACGACGTCGTCGCCGAGCCCATAGCTCCCAAAGGTCGGCGGCTTGGTACCGGCGACGGAGACGGTCGAGGCGTCGACTGGCGAGACTGTGCGTGCGGCGCGCTTCTGGGTCCACGAGAGCAGAGCGGCCGACTGCGAGACCGCGCGGAAGGAAGTGGTGCCCTGGAGCAGCGGTCGGCTGACGTCGAGGGTCTTCACCCGCGAGAGGAGCACGTGGCCGGACCCGTCATCGCCGACCCCGAACTGCTCGTTGGCGATGTCGGAGCCGTCCTCTCTCCAGTCGTACTTGATGATCGGACCGCCGGGAAGATCCCACGACACGATGCCGCCGCCGCGCGTCCCCATCTGCGGGAAGCCGAACACAAGCTTGTGCCGGAAGGTCGAGCCGGACCAGTAGCCATCGAGCGAGAACTCGAAGCCGCCGGACTGGTTGGCGAGCTCCTGCGCCGCCTCGGAAACAGGCTTGAGATCCGCAGTCAGGTAGGAGATCGTGCGCACGGTCCCGGTCGTGAGCGACGCGTCGGGCGGGAGATCGACGCGGATGTCGCCGCCGACCTTAGCCGCGGCCTGCACCAGCAGGTCCTTAAGGATGAGACCCTGGTCGCTCGCCGTGTAGGTGACGTCTGGATCGACAAAGCGTTTGTCGAAGTAGCACCAGGTCTCGCGGCCGGAGAGCATCAGAACCTGCCTTGTCGAGTCGTACTCGCGGGTCGTGATGATGCCGGCGTAAACGACCTGGCTGTCGCGCTCGACCACGATCTCATAGGCCCACGCGGTCGTGATCGTCTTGGCGTCCAGCACTGAGATCAGGAGCTTGCTCAGTGGCATCTCCGCCCGCCAGCTGCCGGCCGAGTTCCTCTCCCGGCTAAACGTCCCCTGCACGAGCGGCAGTTCCGCCGCAAGTTTTCCGGTCAGCAGCGAGACTGACTTGTAGCGGTAGACCGGGGAAGCCAATCCCTAGGGGATGATCTCTGCCACGACCCGCGACCCAATATCGTAGGTCCCGGCATTCAGGAGCAGCACGAGCTGAGTCAGGGCTGCGGTGCTATTCCAGTGCCCGTGGAAGAGGTCCGTAATCATCGATGCGGTAGCCCGCGCGACCTCATAGAACCCGCGACTGAAAAACCGCTTATGGGACACCGAGTCTGAGTAGTTCGGACACTCGATCAGAAGCTTGTTGAACATGCCCGCCGGGGTTCCCGTCTGAGGCACATTCCCGAGGTAAAGCCCCACCGGCGGAATCGTCACGCCCTGGAGTGCGGTGATCGACCAGGCCCCGCCGTTGGCGAGAGCGAAGTGTCTCCAGGAGTCATAGTTCGCAGCAGCAGTATCGCCGTTGGCCTGTCCCGCTACTACGTCGCCGCCAGCGCCCGCGTTAGTAGTTCTCAGGGAAGCTGTAATGCGAAGATGGCTCCCGCCTGGAGGAACGACGATCGTGAACGAGGCGGCTGCCGCGAGGAGTTGGTTGTCGTAGATCTTCACGGGGTTCAGTCCGGCAGGTACTCGCCGGTCGGTGATCACGCTCTGCGGGATTGTGGCGCTCGCATGGACGATCGAGATCTGCGCAAGGATCAGGGAGTTCGCCGGCGCCGCGGGGACCCCAGGGGAGCCTGACGGCGTGCCCGTCACCATCTCGATCGTCGGCAGGTCGAGCGAGCCGGAGTAGAACTGGTCCTGATAGCGCGCAACAACGAGGTCGATCCGGTCAAGGGTCGCGTGTGCCGGGTTCGGCCCGAGGACGTTGATGTCCAGGGTCGCGTCATTGTAGAGGTGGTACATGCCCTGGGTCGCGGCCTGCGTCCCTCGCACGTAGCAGGCCCCGGCCTGGACATGAACGAAACCATCCGGCGTTCCGGTCGCAAGCACCTTCAGGTCGACCGGGTTATTTACTGTGTACTGGACACCCTGAGTGCGGCCAAGCATCCCGTCGAGCATCCGCCTGAACGCGGCAGCGGAGGTCCGGAGCTTGGTCGCCTCCACGTCGGTCGCGGGTCCCTGGAGGAACCACATCTCGGGCGCAACTAGAACAGCCATCGGGCCTCCTTACCAGTAGGCGTCGCGGTAGAGCAGCTCGGCCTGTGAGCCTGCACCCGGACCTGCGGTTCGATAGTGGATCGTGTTCTGGCCCGGAGCGATGCTCCACCAGGACGTGCTCGCGTCGAGGATGTCGGCGCGGTTGGTGACTCCGTTCAGGAGCACCGAGTGGAGGTCGTGGTCGAGCTCGAGCACGTCGCCCGAGGCCATGTTGTAGTTGAGCATGATGGTCTCATTCGATTCGACTCGATCGAGGAACAGAGGACCCGTGACCGGCCCGCCTAGGGCCTTGATCCGAGTGACCGGCTTCGTGCTCGCGGTCCCGGGACTGACCACCTGGTAGAACCCGGCGGCACCGCCGCCTCCGCCGATGGCTCCAGCCGTCACGCCCATCAGTGGTGCTGCCCATGCCTGCGTCGATGCCGTCAGGTCTCCGCGCACCTCGGTTACGTAGAACGTGCGCGTGACCGCGGTTCCCTCGTCGCGCGCCGTGAGCATGACCTGTACGGGGCCCGTCGCTCCGGTCACCAATGTCACCGTCAGCTGCTGCCAGGTTCCGGTCGTGGTCACGACGGCAGCGCTCGTCGCTAGGACCGCATTGGTCACGTCGCGGGCCAGCAGCCGGATGGAGCCGCCGGCCGTGGTCAGGTTGACCCAGCAGGTGAAGGTGTAAGAGGTATTTGGCAGCAGGTTGGTCAGCGTCGGCTGGCGAATGCCCTGGTTGACGGAGGCGCCCGAGGTCACGAGCTTGCCTGAGGCACCGGACGCATGGACCGTGCCGGTGTCCCTGGTCAGCGTTGCGCCGGCCGCCAGGTCCGTCGCAACGGTCGTGACCCAGCCGCCGTCCGTCGCTGCAGCGGAGACGAAGCCGCCGTTCTGGATGATCCGGAGCATCGTGCTCGGGACTCCGAGCAACGCGGCCGCATTCGCCACCACGCCAGCGTTCGTCCCCGCGGTCCCAAATGGGATCGTCACGTCCTGAAGCGTGCCCGAGTAGATCAGCGGATCCAGCGCCCGGAACATCGCGAGCACCGCGTCCTGTGAAAGATATGGATAGGTGCGGTCGACCTTGAAGCTCAGCTTCCGGGGACGGCCGATGAACAGGAGTGGCCCGAGATCCGGATGTTGGAGCGTGAGACCGACGTCATCAGAGGACTCGGCGAAGGCAACCTTGAGCGCCTGCATCAAGATCGCCTTCGCGGGGCCGGTGAGCATGTCGGGGTGGACCAACATGTCGAAGATCAGATCCCTCGAGGGAGTCGTCTCGATGCCGCCGATCATGCCGTCGCTGCCGGCGCGCTCCACGTCTCCGTCGCTGATCATCGGCAGATCCAGGCCGTCGATGTCCGTGAAGGAATAGGGAGTGTTCTGACCGAAGACGAGACTTCTAAGCTGTGCCTGCCACGCTCCCGCCGGGACCGGCCACGCCTGGACTCGAGCCGGCGCCAATCAGAAGGCCCTCCGCATCTTGCGCAGCTCCCATGCAGCGTCAACAGCAATGTCGTGGGCGTCGGCGTTCGTCTGGGCGTTGACGACAACGGAAAGGCTGCCGCCGTCGCCGGTTCCATGGGGAATCACCCTGCCTCCGCCTGATCCCATGACCAGCGTCTCAGGGCCTTGTTCGCCCACGGTGTAGATGCCGCCCGGCAGGACGGGACCGCCGGAGGCACGAGGGATGTACATCGGGCTGTAGGGATCTTTGGTGGGGTCGTAGCCAGGCGAGCCGACTGGAATCTTGCTCAGGTCGACGCTTCGATGGCCGGCAACGAAACCAAAGACGGCATCGCCGGCGGCCTTGAGTGGGTCGAGGATGTACTGCTTGATCCAGGTCGCGATGTCGACCAGGCGCTTGGAGATCGTCGCCCAGAGCTTGTCGTCCTTGCCGGTGCGATCGAACCAGTCATAGATTGCGCTCACGCCGCCCACGACCTTGTCAAGAAGGATTAGGAGGACCGGGCCCCCTTTGTTTGAAAGATCCTGCCAGTCGTTGCTCAGGGTGTTGGAGCTCTTCTGTAATGCGGTCAACGTGTCGCGCCCACCCTTGGTCTTCGCGTCCAGCTCGGCCATGGCCTTGCCGACGTCCTTCGTCCCATTGACGAGGTTGCCTTGGGCATCGGTGTACTTCCCGGTCGAGATGCCGAGGTCGATCAGTCCTTTCAGGCGGCCAGACTCGGCCTTGACCAACAGGTCGACTGCGTCTGATAGGGAAATGTGTTTGAGAGCAGCGAGGTCGAGTGCCCGGTTCATGTCCTTCTGGACTTCATCCACGCTGGCGCCGGAGCGAGTCAGTTTGGCGTAGCCATCGATGACGTCCGACTGGTCTGAAATGTAGCGTCGATTCGTCCTGATGAACTCGTCGATATTGGCCTGGAGCAGCTCCATGACGATGGCCGAACCGGTGCGCTTCACGTTGAGCTCTGCGGTGGCTGCTGCCAGAGCGTCCGTCGCGTCTTTCGCGGCGTCCGCAGATTGCCTGTAACGAATGTTGGCGTCATCCAGATGCAGCAGCGCCTTGCGGGCTTCTTCACTATGAGAACCGTGCTTTTTGACCGCATCCGAATAGCCGAGCTGCGCCAGCGTTAGGTTGTTGGTTGAGATCTTCAACCCGTCATTGGCCTTCTCGGCAACGTCAGCGGCCTTCGCGCGAGCCTGCCCCGCCTGACTGTCAAGCGGGGCGGTCTTTCCGATCGAATCGTTGTAGGCCGCAACCGCCTGAGCCAAGCCCTGAGTGGCCCGATCGTGCTTCTCCGAGATGTCGATCATCGACTTCCCGCCGAGGATGAGCACGCCGAGGCCAGCTGCTACGCCGGCGAGCGCCAGGTTGGCACGGCCGAACGAGCCGATCAGATTGGTCATGGCACTGTCGACCCCGGACGAATCCACCCTGATCCGGGCGATCAGATCCGGAAGCGCACGCGAGGCCATCAGGCCCCATCCTTAACGGACATGACCGAACAGCCTCAGCCCGTTGTTGTCGTCAAGCAGCCGCGCGGTGCGTGGAACAGTTGCGTCGGCTACGGCTGCATCGGAATCGCGCTGCTCTTCGTCTTCGTCGCTCTGGCCGTCGCGTTCGGAGGTCGAACCTAAGCGACCCATCAGCCGGCCATCGTTCCTGACGCGAAGGCGAACGCATCCGCAGTCGTGCCATCGGACTCTTCAGCACGAGGCTTGGCCTCAGCCTCCAACAGCACCATTAGCTGGGCCATGGTCATGCGCCAGAATTCCCGTTCCGACCGGCCGTACCGGACCGTCGCGAAGAAGTAGAGGCGCGCCCACGGGAGCTGGCGCGGCTCCCGTTCGCTTTTGGGTCGCCGGCCTCGAAGTCCGGGATGGATTCGCCGAATGCGCTGATGACCGCCTCGAGGTAATCGAGCAACCCCTTTGGCTCGAGCTCCTTCAGCAGTTCGCGTCTGAACTCTTCGACATCCTGTCCATCAGGCTTTGTCTCGAGGAGACCGGCGACCATGCCGGTAAAGATGGTCTCGACGCGAGTCGCGCCAAACCCGCCCTCACCCAGCTTGGCCCAAAACACATCAAGCCCTCCGTACTCCTTTTCGAGGTAGAGCAACGACTCAAACCCGAATCGGACACGGAGGGCTTGGCCCTTGATGGTGACGGGCGCGCCACGCGCGAGTAGTCGATCGGCTTCTGAAACCATGTGTGCCTCCTGCCTCGGGTTTCGAGGTGGACATTGAGAGAGCCGGCCTGGTCGTCGCCGGCTCTCTCGCGGCTAAGAAGAAGCTAGGCGAGCGCCACCGCCGTCTCGCGGATGACCGGCGTGAACCAGCGGCCATCAGCCTGCAGAGGGACGACCGTTCCTGCCAGGGCCGGGGTCTGATAGTCCTCCTCGGCCAGGCCAAGGCTGGGGAACGCGGTCAACTTGCACTTCCAGAAGGAGAAAAGAACGTCCCCGGTCAGGATGTCCGCACTGGCCGAGCGCGCCTCGAGCCTGAAGTACTGAACCACGTCAGTGTTCAGCATTGCCCAGGTCGCAAGCTGGTTCGGCGTGGTCCCAGAGTCAACAACCGCAGTGCTAAACAGGATGGCGAGCGCGTCGAGGTTCAGCTTGGCGTGATCCAGCGCGATGTTGAGCGGACCGGCCCACACGGTGTCCGAGTCCAAGTACTTGTTATCGCCGCGGAGGTACTTGGTGTCGACCGTACCGCTGATGGTCAGTTTCTTGGCCCCAGTCAGTGGGACGGATGTACCCCAGGTCGCCGGCGGCGCGCCAGGCGGATCTGTTAGGAGCTTGGCGATTCTCGCCTCCTTGATCGCAAAGACTTTGGTGACGTGTGACAGGGGCATTGGCTACTTCTCCTTGGGCGGGGCTTCCGCCTTGGCAGGGGCTTCCTGCACGAGCTCGCTACCTGGCACGCTGGCCAGGAGGGCTGCCGCGTGGGCGTCATCGACGGCGACCGCGCCATCCTTGACCTTGTAGACGACCGATTCCGAGCCATCGAAATGGACGATCTGACCATCAGGTTGCGGCACCTTGATGCGCGCCACAGCTACTCGCCGACAACGAAGAGGTAGCCGGCATCCGCCGCGATGCCTGCCCCGACGACCGTCACGACAGGAGAGGCGAGCGTGCACAGGGTGGTCGTGGCAGTGCGATTGCTGGTGGCGACGAAGAGAGCCGCCGTGACCGTGGCGAACGGGGCGATGGTCGTGAGCGTCGAGCAGTCGTATGTATCGGCTGCCGTGACCTTCTGAAAGGCCAGAACGGCCCAGCGCGGCTGGCCGGCGCCTCCGCCGGATGCGAGAACTGCCGGGTTGGTGAGAGCTGACATCTTGATCTCCTCCTGGTGGTTATCTGCGCCGTGCGGCTCGAGACTTCTGTCTGGGGCGAGTCATCCCCGACCAGCTGACGCCGAAGCCGCCCTTGCCGGCCATGGCTTCGGCGATCGCGGTCCGGAGGAAGGAGACGGCAGGACCATGCACGCTGCCGAACTCCTCATAGAAGGCCTTCGGCAACATGGACCCCACGTCGATGTAGGGCCCTCGTGTGTCGATCCCTTCACCGCCAGCATGAAGATCGTTCCCCCACGCGATGCTGTCTCGCGTCTCGCCGGCGTTGGGGTCATCTGCACCGCCGACGTGGACGATCGACCTCGCCCGATCCACTATGTCTTGAGCGACTCCGTGCTCGATTTCGATCGCCATGCCCTCGAGACCCAAGTTGGCGAAGGCCTTCAGGAAAGGGGCCGCATCAAGTGCAGCGCTCACAGGTTTCTCCAAACCTCGACCCAGATCGGAACATGGACCACGTTCTCGTCTCGCTCAAGGATTCGCGGCCCGATGCTATGCACGAGCACGCCGTAGACGGTTGTTGGGGGCGCGCCGCTGCCTGACGTCAGGAGACGTGAGCCGTGCAGCGCCTTGGCGATCTTGCCGGCCAGCGCCGGGTCTTCCATCCGGGGGGTATTGGGGGCCAAGAGATTCTTCCAGGCCATCCAGACGTGGACCGTGACGTGCTCCTTCACGGTCGTGGCCACGCCGTCCTCGAGTTGATCGGGGATGACCGGCAGCGCCTCGTCGACGGTGACGTAGGGCGAAGGCAGGCCCGCGGCGGTGTTAGGCGTGATCAGCAAGGTTCCATCTGGCGCCTGGTCTTGATAGACGCTCAAGCTGAGGCCCTGCTGCTCGATGAACTGTTTCAGCGCGCTCGAGGTCGTCAGCGCCATGTCACGTCGCGCCCATCAGCGCGGTCACGATTTCTTCGCACAGACAATCCAGCTGGCGGTGACCCTCGTCTTGATCCAGCATGCTGTGGATGAGGAAGATGCGATCCGTCGCGCTTGGCGTGTCGCGGTAGAGAAACCGCATCTTGGTGGTCACGTCTCTGCGCCAGCGAATCGTCACCTGGTGGGTAATGCGCTCCTCGGGCTGACCGGCCTGAAAGACCTCGCGCGCTCCCATTGGATTGATATGCGCCCACACGACGTCGAGATCCGCCCAGTTCTCGGTGACGAACCCCTCAGCGTCCGAGGCCTCGGCTGGCCTCTGGAGATGAAGTCGGCGGTTCAGGCTGCCGGCTCGCATTCCTGGCAAGTCAGCGCACCAGCCACTGCTTGTGCTTGCTCATCAGATCGTCGACGCCACGAGGCAGCTCAACGACCGCCAGGCGAGTCCCGATCAGGGACTGCTCGCGGTTCTCATAGAGGTCGCCGATGATCAGCTTCAGAGCTGACTTGATGTTGTCCGGCACCAGGGAGGGGTCGGTAAAGCCGGCGACGAACTCGATCTTGATGTTGTTGGGGAGGGGCGACGTCGTCGGCCAGAGGGTGCCTACAACCGGCATCACCCGGGGCGGATCGCTGTCCTTATCCACGGCATAGCTTGGAGCCGGGAGGGTCTGCGGGTTGCCGGTCGGATCGGTGTAGGTGATCGAAGTCACCGACTGCAGAGGCCAGCGCAGCTCGATCGGTGAAGCGCGAGGCCACCAGCTCGTGGCCAACCACCACCCGGCCGGCCAGATCGGCCAGACGGGCGAGTAAGGGTCGTAGTCGGCCTGCACGAAGTAATCGAGACCCAGCACCAGGCTCTGGGTCATGCAGGCGATGCGGTACTTGTCTTCGAGGTTCCACCTCGCGGCGCGAATCGCGTTCTCAATGACCTGGTCGTCATCCGCGATGCCGACTCGTAGATGTGCTTTGGCTTCGTCGAGACCGATCGGTTCAACGGTCGGCGGGGTCTTGACGATCAGCGACACTCAGGCGTACTCGGCGACCATGAGCCGCATGATGCCGTACTGCGAGTTGGCTCCGATGCCGATGGTGACGGTGCCGATGGTGAAGCCGGGGAGGCAGATCAGGGCATCTGGAATCGGCGCGTTGGAATGGACCGCGGCCGCCGTTCCGATCTGTCCGGTCAGCAGCATTCCAGGGGCCCATGAATAGGCCGTGGTCGTGGATACCGCCTGCGCGGTCGTCGAGCCGGTGCTCTCCATCCAGAGGTTGCCGGCTGCGTCCTTGAACTGCAGCAAGGGAAGCGGCGTCTGCGTGATGCCCTGAACCAGCGGGAGGAAGACGGAGTAGATGTACCAGCCTTTCGTAGTGGCAGGGACGGTGATGAGTTGCTCGGTGTTGGCGGCCGGCGCCGCCTGTGAGACCGTCTTGTAGGTGACGTTTGCGCTCGGCTGGGCAGGCATCAGCGTCTCTCTCCGGGTGCGTGGGTCGCCTGCTCGACGTCGAAGCGCAGGTGCTCGGTCGCAGGCTCGAAGAGATGCTCACGGCGCCTGAGGAGCGGATGGCCGGCACGCACCAACTCACCCTTCTTCACGGAGACCTGGTCACCGTTGAGCATGGTCACGAACGACTCCTTGGCCTTGAAGAGCTCTATCTGCCTGCCTGCGGTCATGAGCTCGAAGCCTTCGGCCGCTTGGACGACGCTGGGCGCGCTGGCTTGGAAGCGGCTTTGGGCTTGTCTTCAGGGGAAGGCTCGACCTCAGCGACCACTCCAGGAACTGCCGCAGGCTCCTCGATCGGGTCCGCGTTGCCAGCTGCGACCTGGTCCGCCGCTTCCTGACCCTCGACGATGTCGCCGATGTAGAGCGGGCGCGATTGCTCGCTCCCGCTCTTGGCGTTGCCGGTCATGACGGCGCGCATCACTGGACCAGGAAGTAGGGCTGAACGGCGAGCTGGGTGAGGGATGCCATGGTTGCCGGCGCAGTCGCGCCAGCAGCGCCGGTCGCCGTCACCGCCAGGCCATTGGTGAGGCCGGTCAGCGTGTTGAGGGCCGCGGCCGCGGTGGCGTTGAGATTGGTTGCCTTGCCCACCAGGGTGGGAATCGTGCCCCCCGTGAAGAGCATCCCGATCCATAGAGAAGTGGTGCCGACGGGAATCTGGAATGGTGTGGCAAGGGTGCCGCTGATGACGGTGTTCGCGGCCGGGGTGACTATCGGAACGTCGGGCGTCTGCGCCAAGAGCGCGGGGACGGTTGCGGTGGAGTAGATGACGAAGAAGTTGTGGGTGCCTGTACCGCCCGCTGTGGCTCCGGTGCAGACGCTGATCTTGCTGATCAGGTCGTTGGGAAAGACGGGCATCAGGACAGCTGTTATGAGGGTCGTGGCGCCGATCGCGCAGTCGGTCGTGATCTGGTCGCGCGGGAAGTTCTCGTAGAAGACAGTGCCGGCCGCCGGCTGAGCTCCGTAAACGAAATCGCGCAGAGCGAGAGAGGACGCAATCTTGCTGGATGGCATGGGTTACTCCTTATTTGCCGGGCTTGCCGACAACGGGAATGCCGACACTGGGACCACCTGCGCCGGTGGTCGGGCTCGGCTTGGCGGGCGGAATGGTCTGCGCCGGCGGGGTCTGCTGCTTCGCTGCGCCAGGCGTCATTGATGGTCCCTTGGAAGCGGCCATCAGGCGGGGTCCCTGTAGTTGGTCTCTTTGCCGAGGTTCTCGCTCGCGTCCGGGTTCAGGTTGCCCATCGTGGCCGGGCCGATGCCCTGGCCGGCGCCTTCGGGGATCTGGTACGCGGGTGTGATCTCTGGCGTCCCGTTGGGCGAGTGCGCTGGCATGTGATGGGGCTCGGCGGGGTTGGGGGTGGCGGTCGTCGGGGCTGGTTTCGCCGGCACAGCTGCGCCGGCCGAAGAGGGGCGGCCGTAGTCCATTGGCATGGATTTCTCTCCTGGTGAATTGGGGCGAGCGAGATGCTCGCCCCGAGTTGTCGGCTACGAGATCAGGCCGTTCCCTGAAGCACGGCGAACGCGTTGGCGGACAGCGTCTTGGAGGTGTTCCTCCAGTAGGCATACAGCGCGCGCTGGCCGGTCGGGAGGCGGCTGACCCCTCCCACGAGGTGCGGGATGAGCTCGACCGTCAGGCCGATGCGGTCGACGACGAGGAAGTAGCGGAAGTCGCCGCAGATCATGATCTTGGTCGCGTTGACCACGGTCGCCTGCATCTGGGAAGCCTCCCAGGCGCTGCGGCCCAGCATGATCATTCCGGTGTTGCCCGGGCCGGGTGACTGCGTGTTGAGGCCCTGAGCGAGGTACATCAACAGAGCAGCGCCACCGGCGGTGTCGATTCCGAGGATGACGTTGTAGATACCTCGGTTGGCGACGAACGACTCGTTGGCGCGGAACCTGGGCGGCAGCGCTGCCTCCAGGGCGCGGATGTTGGCTGCGGTGACCGTGAGGCCAGTTGCGGCAGCAACGGGCGTTGCGGTGGCGCCAGTCACAAAGCCCTGCGGGTTGACGCCGGTTCCAGCACCCGTCACAAAGGCGGTCGCCTCCTCGTCGTCCTTGGCGTCCTGGATCAGGGTCGCAAACTCTGATTCGAGCTTCTCCCAGTCCTCGCCGATTTCGATGTCGAAGGGCACTGCGGTCTGGACCTTGGTCACCGTCGCGGACGGCTGCGAGAGGAGGGGTGCATTGTCCGAAGCCTCAGTCAGCTCAGCTGCACGAGAGGCCACGATGGCACCTGACGAGACGCCGAGCCAGGTGTTGGCGCCGGCGATGGTCTCCAGACGTGCGATGGCTCGAACCGGGTTCACGACCGAGTTCGAGGTCGGGATGATCGAAGGGTCAAGGGCGAAGGGGATGGCAAAGCCACCACCGGAGCCGGTCAGCGAAAGAGCGCGTTGCTCTTCACTCGAGGGTTCTCCACCGGTCATCTTCTTCCAGAAGCCACGCCGGTAGGCCGGGCTCCCGGTGATCAGGAGGTAACGAGCCAGCAGCCCCGCCTGGTGGGAGCCAGGTTCGCCCTGCTGGGTTGATTCCAGCAGGTATTCGATGTGCTCCTGGATCTTTGAGCGGTCCGGCAGTTGGTACGAGGGGCGCCCTTTCTTCGACCGCTGCCCCTGTGGGAAGCGAGCGATCTCGATTGCCTTCAGCGCGCGATCGCGCAGTTCGTTGCGAGCCCCCTCGGGGTCGTGCCAGGGGTTGTGGCGCATCGTCGAAAGGTCGTAGATGTCACGCTCCTTCGATGAACCCTTGGCGTCACGTGTATCGAAGAGACGCTCGGACTCTTCGCGCTCGCGGTTGGTGTCCTTGAGACCGAGGCTCTGCACCATGCGCTCCCGGGCCTCGAGCTCCTTGACGCGTCGATCGATCTCCTCGTTCTGGTCCTTCAGCGTCGCGAATTCCTCGCGAGCTTCATCGGGGAAGGGCAGGCCGGCGAACTCGATGTTCAGCGCCGACATCCGCGATTGCACTTCTTTCTGGTACGAAGCCAGGTCGGGAACTGAACGCAGATCGTTCAGCTCCTGCGTCGCGAGCTGGGCGACAAGTCCTCGCGCGAAGCTGTACCGTCGCCTGCTCTCACGCATGATGGCGGCCGCCTGCCAACGGGCGCGCTGCATGCGGAACCAGCGTCGGACGCGCGCCATCAGCCGGATGTGTGGGTTTCGGGTTGGAGGCGAGGCCTTGAAGGCCTGCCACCGCTCTGTCACCTTCGGGAGCAACGCTCCCAGCAAGGCGAACAGAGTCGTGATGCTCAGTTCCTGCTTATCCACTCGAGGTATTCCTCTCTTGATTTGAATCGGGGCTGGACGGGGACAACGGGTGCGGCTTCCTTTTTCGGAGTGAGTGGAATCGGCTCCGACGACGGAAGTGCAGGGTCGGGCTCGGAGTGGGTCGCCCCGGCTCCGGCGGTCGGTGAACGCTGCTGCAAAAGAAACTCGTGCAGTCGGTCTGGGTCGATGCCGAGGCGCCGGCTGATATAGGCCTCGGTCAGCGACCGGATCCCGGCGCTGGCGCCTTCGTAAGCGGGGAAGGTGACAGGGCCGAATTCCATGACCTTCGCCTCGAGGATGGTGCGCTCGGGCATGCCGGTCGGATTCGATTTCGAGGGCTTGGGCGACTCCTCGAACTGCTACTTCATCACGTTGAAGCGGAATGACGCCCCGTAGGCATCGTGGCGCAGGCCTTCCATCACGAGCTCAGGGATGCCCTTGAAGAGTGGTGCCTCGTAATAGGCACCCTCATCGTCTTCGCGCAGGACCTTCGGCATGGCCAGGATCTGGTCGCCGAGCACGTCCATGCCGTGGTTGAGCGTGATCTTGATGCTGGAGCGGTTCTCTTTGAACGTCTTGGCAAAGGCGCCCGGCGCCAGCTGCTCCATGAAGGTGCCTTCCCAGAAGGAATCGATTTCGGTCCACTGGTTAAACACCGCGAAGTGCCCGACCAAGGTCGGCATGGCGTCATCGCCTTCGCCGGCGCGCAGCTCGAGGCCGGGCCTTACAGCTCGGATCAGGTTGTCGCGCGGCGGGGCCTTGAGTTCCTTCACGGTTTGACTCCTTTCGGTGCAGCTCCATTGGCTGCGGGGTCCGGTTCGGGTGCCGGCAAGGCCGGCGCATCGCCACCGAGCGGCGGAAGGGCGACGGCCGGATTCAACGGCGGCTGCAGCTGGACGCTGTAGAGGCCTGAATGCTTCAAGAGAGTCAGGTCGCCACTGGTGACCGCAGCGACAGCTGAGTCGGGCTCGAATCCGGCGCTGATCAGGGAGCTGATCGACGTCGCCTCGACCTGGTGGACGTCGGCCTGGTCTTTGCGGTCCTCGTGCAGAAAGGCGATATCGCGGTCGTCGTACCAGAGCTGCGAACCGCCAGGCGGGGGAACGATCGTCTCCATGGAGCCGCAAAAGTTCCGCCACAGCGGCCGGATGGTCAGGTCGGCGAATCGGCGACACGCCGGGCGGTAGTTGGCATATGGCGCCGACTGCAGGCCTTCAGAGAAGCCGGCAATGATCGGGGGCACTCCAGCTGCTGCCGCGATGCGCGTCTCGCCTGCTCCCTGGGTAACCTTGAACTCCATCTGCTGGAAGTTCGCACCGACCGTCTTGATGTCTGCGCCGCCACCGAGGTACAGCGTCCGGTAGGCATTCATGGCGCCCTCGTGCTGGGTCCGGAAGACCTTAATCCAGCGCTCGAAGGCCTCTTGGAGCATTGTCGGGTCGAGAGTCACCACGTAGCCGAGGGTCGCGCCGTTGTCGAAGAAGCTCAGCTTATGCCGGGTCGCCGAGGAGTCGGCCTGCACCTCGGCGAGCAGCGGCGTTAGCCAGGACATGCCACGGAAATTCGCGATCGGATCGGGGATCGGCGCGAAGTGAGCCACTTCGTCGACGGCGAGGTAGATCGGCTCTCGTCCGGAGGCTGGTCCGCCCGGGTGATAGAGATACCCGAGCAGCTGCGCGTCTAAGTCGCCGTTGATGACGTCCGGATCCTTGAAGGAGCCGAGCACGATGGTCATCCAATCCGGGCGGATCCGGATGATCTGACCGGGAGGCGGCCGGTCAGGTTGATTGCTCCCGCGCAGCGCGTAGAAGTTGCCGGCAAGATCGACATCCTGAATCGCTCGAGTCAGGAGATCTCCCGTCGTCGCATTCGGCCAGGGCTTCTCAAGCGGCACCAGCCTTGGATCACCCCACAGGTCCTGCGGGCGGCCATTTCCTCCACTGCCGAGTCGTCGCCACTGGAACCGGGCTTCGCTGAAGAGCATGAGGCGGGCGAGCATGCAGGACCAGACGATGCCGTTCGACTTGTAGGCACCCTGGGTGTACCCAACGAAGCTGTTCGGGATCTGCTCCTTGTTGCTCTGGAGCGTCTGCCCTGGCGTGAGCGGGTACTGCAGGCCGGCGTAAGTGAAAAAGCTGAGGTACTGATCTAGCGAGATGGCCGGATCCGCTCGCTCGAGGAACTTGACTTCCCGGCCGCCGGGGAGGATGAGCCTCAAATGAACGCGACCAGCGGCTCGCGAGGCGGCGTCAGACCTCCTTTTTCGATCGCAGCGCCACGTGCCGCTTCGGCTAGGACGCCTGCGATGAAGGCGTCGATCTGGCCGCCGTCATGCTTCTTCACGACCTTGAGGTAGTGCTGAGTCACGCTGATGCCCTCCTCGGGTCGCGATTGCTTACGCGCACCCTTGCTCAGCGCTGCGTTCTTTGCGTGGGCTCCGAGCGTCAGGTTGCCGTCATGCGAGAAGGTGTCCTCGGCGAAGGCGACCAGGAAGCGCTGGATCGCGTCGTCCATGCGGCGTTCGACGTTGGTGGAAAACTCGACGACTCGCTTGGGGTATCGGCCGGCCCAGATGTCGAGGTATTCCTGCCAGCCGTCCGGATCGCCGAACAGGAACTTCACGTCATATGCGGCGAAGGCGTCCGCCACCAACTTGTCGACCTCGGTCGACGGGACTTTGCCGTCTGGATAGTCGGCCGCAGTCCAGGTCTTCAGATGAAACCAGCGGGCATCGGCCAGGCGGCTAGCAACCAGTGAGCAGGACTGCCGCTTCGCTCCATCGAAGCCGAGGACGATTCCCTGGCCCGACGCCAGGTTGCTCTCTCTGGCCAGCGCATCCCAGCGCGTGGCGTCGACGGCAGATGAAACGCCTACCTCCGGAAGGTTGAAGAAGTAGCGCATCGCATCCGACGACGTCGGACAGACCGCCGGGTCCCGGGCGTCGGCGAGGATTCGCTCCGGATCAACCCACCATGAATCGCCGTAGACGAAACGCAGCAGCTCGAGTGAGTCGTCGGTGTTGGCAAGGTCAGGACGCCGCGGCGGAGGCCGGTAGTCGACCAGGACGTCCTTTGCCTCTGACTCGAAAGTGCGCTGCGCGACCGAGTTCTCAGAGGGGTCGAACATGTTGGTCGTCTCCATCCACCGACCACCCATGCCGGCGAGGTTGCGTTTCATGGTCGTGGCTAGGAGGAGGCCGCCGTTCGACTCCGTCATCAGGTGCGGCTCATCGAAGAGTCCGAAGGTCAATCGAGCGCCGAGGCGTGCGCGCCCTGACGAGCTGCGCGGCTCGATCTTTCCGCCCGATGGGAGATTCATGTCCATCAGCCCGATGTCGATGCCCGGGGTGTTGGCGATCGGGCCCCTCGAGGCCATTTCGTAGACCGAGAGCCAGACGTTGTCGGTCTGTTCTTCGGAGGTGCTGACGATCTGGACCCAGGGCGTCGGATGTGGGCGGCCGACGGGTTCACCTTTCGCATCCCATCCGTCGAAGACGACCGGACCGAATGCGTAGGCGAGGCAGAAGCCACCGCCGAACGGGGACTTGCCCCACTTCTGCGGCCGCGTCAGCTGGCCGCCGCGGTAGACGAATGCAGAGGAGGGACGGTTCTCGATCACCTGCGCGTGCGGATGGAGGCGAAAGAACCACAACACGAAGCGCAGCATCTCGTCGGTCAGGCGATACGGCTCACCCTGATGGAGACCGTCCGGGATGACACAGTTTGCTTCGATCCACTCGCCGACCGCGTAGCCCAGCGTCGGAAACTCGCCCTTATGGAGCGGGCCGCGCCAACGACCTGACTTCACTCAACCGCTCGAAGACGCTGCCGGATGTCAACGACTTTGCCGCCGACCTGGTCCTCGAGCTCGTCGTCATCGATCGCCCAGCGCAGGCGGAGCATCGACATCGGCGTCAGGCCGAGGCGATCCTCCATCTGTCGCACTTCGGCCAGCGTTGGCGTCGGGGCTCCGGGCTGTTCGGCGAAGACGAGAAGGCGTGCGTAGCGTGCGATGACATCTGTCCATCCCAGCCGCTCCCACGCGACAGCTTGCGGCGTGTGCCACAGTCGCTGCCAGAGCTGGACTTCGCGTTTGAATGCTCGACTCAGCGGCCAGGGCGGCGGCTTTCCTTGTCGACCTCCAGCCGGTAGACGCATCGAAGCCTGATTGGCGAGCACTCGACCGCGGTTACGGCGCTGCGATTCGGGCTTCGGCGCCGGACCCATGCCGGCCATTTACGCGAGTCTGGGCGTGATCCCCAGACCTGTACGTTGTGCGAGAGGCCGGGACTCGGGTCGCGCGTGGGGATTCGGCGGGACGGACGAGCTCACCCCCCCATACCCTCCATGCA